TCAGCGGACAAGCAAAATACCGTCGTCTACGATGTGACTGGCCGCAGAATTCGCGACCTGAAGGTCCGCCTGGAAATCCGAAAGGCGCGCAACCGAAACGTCTGCATGCACCCCTGAGCCTTCCTGCAGGCGCCAGCCAAACAGCGGCGACATCAGCGTCTCCGGCGCGTCGTCCGAAACGATCACCTTCAGATCCCAGTCGCTTTGTGCCGTTGCCGCGCCGCGTGCACGACTGCCATACAGGATGACATCAATCGGATCGCAGGCGGCTTCGATGCGAGCAAGCAGGGTCTGCAGCTCCGGAAAGTCTTCCGGATCCGCCGCCCTGCCACCCAGGCTTTGCGCAATCAGGCCCATCGATCCACCCATGGAAGGTTTTATCGAAAGATAGCCGATTACCCGGGCAGTTTCCAGAGGGCCGCACTTTGTCGCGGCAAGGCGGACTTGGGCACCCACTCGGCGACCGTCCATCCCTCATCCCGAGGCGCCGGGCAAAGCCCTGCCTCGAAGGATCGAGGCCACAGAAAAACTGCTACCGGATCCTTCGAGACCCGCGCGGTGCGCGGGCACCTCAGGATGATGAGGTCGCAGCAATTGGACACATCACTCCACCACCGCCCGAAACCCCGCCTCGGCCACGAACAGCCCCGTCTTCACCTCGCGCCGGCTCGTCGTCCGGCGGTGGCGAAAATTGACCAGCCGAAACCCATCGAGCCCCTCCGGCAAGCTGTCGGCCAGTCGCCTCACCTCCGCCACCAGCCCTTCGGCCTCACGTCGGGAGACCGCACTCCAGGCCTCGAGCGTCAACAGGATCTCCGCGCCTTCAGCCTCGCCGGTCGAAAAATCGCGCGCTTCGACCGTGCCGACGACCAGCGCCGGAAAGCGTTGCGGCCGGACCGTTCGGTCGGACAGGCCCTGGGGTCCGAGCGCGGCTGTCAGTGCCGTGTCCGCCTTGACCGCCTGTTGAAGCGCTGCCAGCACGGCATTGACTGCATTCGTCATCTCACATTCTCCCAAGGCTTTGCCGTGTGACGCCGACCGGCTCTTTCGTGACTCTCGCGCACAGCCGGTGTCCGCGAAGCTTCCATCTGGCTAGCCGTCCGTCCGCGCCTCACCAGTCACCCGGTTATCGCGTCCGTCGGCACCCCGGCCTTCGGTCGCCGGCCCATCCGCGTCCATCCAGGCCCCCTCCGCCGAGGCCCGATCGCTCAGCTTCGCCACACGGACCGCCAGTGCCCGCCGCAAGATGTCTGCGAGTTGCCTGCCCGTCTCCTCCAGCGCCACGCCACGCCGCCCGGATCCGCGCCCTTGTCTGGCGCCGCCGCTCATCCCGTCACCTCGCGGCAAAGCGCCAGCTGAAAACGGCCCGTCTCGTCCGGATCGCGCACCGCCAGGATATCGAACACACGCGCTCCTTTTCGAAAACGCTGCCCGGCCACGAGATCGCCACGGGCCCGCACCGTCACATGATGCGTGACGGTCGCCACAAGCCCCGGCCCCTTCTCCTCCTCGGCAAAGCTGCGCGGCTCGACCAGCGCCCAGACACGGGCCAGTTCGACGAAGCCGGTCGCAGCCCCGCCCTGCCCATCTTCCACCGCCCCCGGCCGCTCCAGCACCAGCCGCGCCGTCAGCCGCCCGGCATCAATATCGAGCAGCGCCATGGTCAAAGCCCCCGCCGGCAAAAGGGCGCAATCAGCCGGTCGTAACCCGGCGGCACCACAGCCGGCTGGGCCTCGACCGCCACCACGCCCCGGCAGGCAAACATTGCCGCCACATGCAAAAGCATTGCCCGCTTCAGCGTCTCCGGTAGATCTGCGCCGCTCTCGCCAAAACCAGCCGAAAACTCCACCTCGATCCCGTTCATCGCCCGCCCCGGCTGCGGCACATCCCGCAGCCAAAGCCGCGCCGGCCGCGCCTGCCCATCGAGCAGATGCCCTTCGAGATCCACCGCCTGCGGCTCGCCGTCCCCGTCATAAACGATCACCGAAGTGATGGCCCGGACCGGCCCACGCGGAATGGTCACAACCCCATCCGCCGGCCAGTCGTCGATGCAGAGCCGGAAATCCCTTTCCGCCAGCACCAGCCCCGTCTCGCGCTCCAGATGCTCGCGGGCAACCGTGGCAAGCGCTGAAAGCAGCGCATCCTCGTCCTCCGTATCGAGCCTCAGATGCGCCCTGATCTCGACAAGCGTCAGCGGCTCCACGGCGGGTGGAGTGAGTTCAATGATGGTCATGGGAGTTTCCTTGAAAGCGGATTGCAGGCGCACCCCTCACCCTGAGGCGCCGGGCCACGCCCGGCCTCGAAGGGCGAGGCCACCCTGAAGAGTTGAGACATGGGATGCTTCGAGGGGCGCGCCGCGCCCACCTCAACATGAGGGAGCCGAAGTGCTGGGGCGGGCCCACCTCCCCCCATGTGGGGGAGGTCCCGCGAAGCGGCGGGTGGGGGTAACCGAGCTTCCGACCCTCCCCCTCAAGGGGAGGGTCAAAAACTCACGCCGAAAACTTCACCAGCTTGATCGCCTCGAAGTCCTGCACGCCGCCGCCCACACGTTTCGTCGTATAGAACAGCACATAGGGCTTGGCCGAATAGGGATCGCGGAGCACCCGCACACCCACCCGATCCACCACGAGATATCCGGCGCGAAAATCGCCGAAGGCGATCGCCGTGGCATTGGCCGCGATTTCCGGCATGTCCTCGGATTCGGCCACCGGAAAACCCATCAACGAGGCGGGGTCACCGGCCCGCGCCGGCGGCGCCCAGAGATAGTTGCCGTCGGCATCCTTCAGCTTGCGCACCGCGCCCTGGCTGCGGCGGCTCATGACGAATGTGCCGTTCTGCCGGTGCCCAGCCTTCAGCGCATAGACCGCGTTGATCAGCACGTCCGAGGCGCCGCTTGCCGCGAAAGCCCCCGCCGCCCCCGTCGAGACAGTGCCGATCTTGCCCCATTCCCAGGATGCGTCATCCACCTGTTCGTAAGACAGAAACCCCTTCGGCTTCAGAACCCCGTCGCCCGAAACGAAGGCCTCGCCCTCCTGTTCGGCAAAGGCGATGTCGACTTCGGCCGCAATCCAGGCCTCGATGTCGACGGCGGCATCGTCGAGCAGACCCTGGGTTGCCGCCGGCATGGCATAGAGCTCCATTGTCGGGAAGGCGAGCTCGGAAAGCTCCGGCGTGCCGGTCTGGCTTCGCGCCGCCGTCTCCGCCACCCAGCCGGAGGCAAAACCTGCCGCCGCAAAGGGCTTCTTCAGCACCGCGCCCGAAACCTGCCGCACCGTTGCCAGCGAACGGATCGGCGAGATCACCCTGAGCCTCCGGCCGATCTCCTCGTCCACCTGCGGCGGCACCAGGTAGCCGCCATCGCCCGACACACCTGCCGACAGCGCCTTCTGGTCGAGATCGCGCAGCGCTGCATCATCGCCACGCCGCACATAGGCCTCGAAAGCCGCCTTGTGTTCGGCAAGCCCCGCCTCGTCGCGACCGGGCCGCTCCAGCGCCGGACGGCGCTTTTTCAGCACGAGTTCGTCGAGCAGACGGCTCTGCTCGTCGATCGCCTTGTTGATCCGCTCCACCTTGTCGCGGGTCACGACATCGCTCGAAAGCTTCTCCTCGATCTCGCCCAGCCGCTCGTCATTTGCCTCCTTGAAGGCCTCGAAAGCCGTCATGAATTCGGCAAAGGCTGCCGTCACCGTATCGGGTGCCGCCTTCACCTCCGGTGCGAGCTTCGCCGCCGACACCTTCGCCCGCTTGCCGCTCCGCCCGCCTGCAGCAGACGCCATACGCCCCGCCTCGCCCATCATCTCCTGCCCTGTCATCATCGCCTCTTCCATGTCGCTCATCCTTTCGTGAAGTGATTGTTCGCCATCGAGCGAGCCGCCCGGCGCATCAGCCGGACGAGCTCGGTTTCCCTGTCGCGGTAGAACCGCCTGTGCTTGACGTTGGAGACCCTGGCCGTCGGCAGCATGGGAAAGGTCACCACCGAGATCTCCCAGAGATCGGCCTCCAGGATCCGCCGCACGGCCGTCTTGCGGTCGGCCCGCGTCTTGACCGCGCGAAAGCCTATCGACAGGCCATCCAGCGCGCCCGCCTTCATCAGCGCATGCACTTCGCGGGCACGGGCCACGTCGGTCGCCAGTCTCCCCTCGACATAAAGCCCCCGCTCGTCCTCGCGGATTTCCGTCCAGCGGCCGATCACCTCGGCCGGATCGTGCTGAAAGAGCATGCGCACGCCACCCGCCCCGCGCTTGGTCAGCGAGGCTGCAAAGGCCCCGGGTTCGATCGCATCGCGGCCCAGATCGACCTCGCCGAACAGGCTCGCATAACCCGAAAACCGCCCATCGCCCGCCACGCCCTTCAGCGTCAGCCCGGCATAACAAAACCGCGGCGCACCCGCCGTTTCCAAAGCCTGCATGGCTCGTCTCCTCGTGATGTTGATTTGTGTCTCGGCGTCGCATTCCACCTGGCCCCCGGTGGGCGTTCGGCGGCGATCCGCTCTCCCCCCTTGTGGAGGAGATGTCCGCGCTTCGATGCAATCGAAGGAGAACAGAGGGGGGTTGCCGTCGTACCCGCCGCAGCCGCCCACCTCGCCCTTGAGGGGGGAGGTCGCCGCAAGGCGGCGGGTGGGGGTGATCCCGGCTGCGAGTGGAATGCTGAACCCAGAAGGAGGCGCCGAAGTCATCACCCCACCCCGGAGCTTCGCTCCACCCCCCCTCAAGGGGAGGGTGGATAGCCGCACCGCCGGCACCCCCTCACCCTGAGGTGCCCGCGCACCCCCCGGGCCTCGAAGGGTCAAGGCCACCGATAACAACCTAGCGCCATCCTTCGAGGCCCCTGCCTGCGCAGCCGCTCCTTAAGGATGAAGGCGTTCACCCACCCACCTTGTCCCCCGCCCGGCCCGTCAGCCGCACCAGCACACCAAGCCCCCACCAGGCGGTGAAGGACGCCAAGGTCGCCCCGGCCAGCATGGTCTCCGCCGTCGACAGCTGCCCTTCGAGCCCCAGCTGGCCCGCGCCCCAGAGACCCGTCGGTCCGCCGAAGATCAGCCCGCAGGCGACGCCGGTCAGAAAGCGCACGGCCGCCTCGCGGCGATGTTTGGGAAGCAGATAGACCAGCGAGATTGCGGAGCCGGCGATAGCACCGATCACGCGCGCGGAGGTCACCCCGCCGTCATGGCCGAAGTCAGTCATTTGTTCATCTTTCGCGGTTAGCTTTGGTATGAGCGCCGGCCGGAACGATCCCGCCGACAGGCTGCGGCCGGCGCTTCCTCTTCCTTGTACGCACTCGTCGAGCGCTTCACCCGTCAGGTGAAGTGGGCGCAGATTGTCGAGTCCCTGGAATCGCTTGGCGGCGAAAGTTCACAGTCTGATTCCGTCGGTTCAATTGATGCATGAAGCCGCGGCCGGTCCTGCCTGCCTGGGCCTTGCGTCAAAACCGCATCAGTGCGACTTCTTCTGCCGGAGTGATCCAGTCGGCGGTGAGACCGGCACCGGGTGGGAGCTGGGACTGGGCGTCCATGGGCGCGTGTCCGTATCTGTCGAGCGAGCATCCTAGCGGGAACATACAAACCCGGCATCCTAGTGATGCTAGGGTTGCCAAGAGAACGGACCCCCTCACTTGCGAAATCTGAAGTTTAGGCGGCTTGCGCTCGCCTAAGCCTTCGATTTCGCTTTCTCCCCCACAGAGGGGGAGAGGGAACGCGCCGCCAGCCGCATCGACACCTCTCCCCTTTGTGGGAGAGGTTACAAAATCGAGGGCTTAGCCCGATCAGGGTTAAACCTCAGATTTTGTTGGTGAGGGGATCCGTGCTTGTGGCACAACAAACCCCTCAATACCCCACCGCCTCGCGCTTCTCCTCATCCGTCAAAAACGCCGCCGCCCCCACCCGCGCCCAGAGCGCATCGCGTTCCGCCGAAAGCCCCGCGACCGTATCGAGATCCGGCACCAGCCTCAGCGCCTCGCCCGTCAGCTCTCCGAGAAACACCGAAAGCGAAGCCCCCGTGCGGGTCACCAGCGGCAGCACGGTCAGCCGATAGAAGGCGCGATTGGCCTCCTGGTAATTGGCATAGGTATTGTCGCCGGGAATGCCGAGCAGCATGGGCGGCACGCCGAAGGCGAGTGCGATGTCGCGCGCTGCCCCGTTCTTCGCCTCGACGAAATCCATGTCCTTGGGCGAGAGCCCCATGGACTTCCAGTCAAGCCCGCCCTCGAGCAAAAGCGGCCGCCCGGCGCGCATCGGGCCGGAATAGCCCTCGTCGAGCTCCGTCTTCAGCCGCTGATACTGATCGGTCGAAAGATTGCCGCCCTCCTTCGGCTGGTAGACCAGCGCACCGGAGGGCCTTGCCGAATTGTCGAGCAGCGCCTTGTTCCAGCGCCCCGCCGCATTGTGCAGATCGAGTGCCACTTGCGCGGCCGCGAGCGGCGCAAATCCCTCGTGATCGTCGAGCGGATGAAAGAGCTTCAGATGCAGGAGACCATCGAGCGCGATCCGCCTTGCCCTGGTGCCGGCGCGGTAGTCATATGCAGACGGCCAGCCGTCGGCCCCGGTCACCACGCTCACCCTGTCAGGCCGAAGCAGATGCAACTCCGCCGCCCGATCAGAGGCACGCCCGCCCGCGGCCACCGCCTCGACATAGGCATTGCCCGAGAGCAGCAGCTGGCCATAGAGCGTCTCGAGAAAATCCGCCCCCGTCATCGCCCCGTTCGGCCGTGACAAGAGGGCAAGTGCCGGATGCCCCGGCTGCTCTGTCTCGCGCTGATAGGCGAGGAAGGAGATGCTGGCGGCGGCCTCCGAGACCATCCGCACGCAACGATGCGCGACCGGGTTCTTCATGAACCCCTCCCGCGCAAGTGCCGCATATGATCTGCCCGTCCACCGCGCCTCGCCCTCGCCCGCAATCAGCGCCAGCGCCGTGCCGGGTCGGGGGTGGAGTGCCTTCGCCTCAGGCACAGGGGGTCGATCCCGGGCGTGCGCCCAGGGCAGACGAAAGGGGAGTTTCATGGCGACTATCCTAAATGAGGTGGTTGGGGTCTCGAGTGCGTAGGCTTGGCTTCAAGCCAACCATCGCTTATCATCTAGAGGTTGCAACCTGGATCACGGAAAAGGGTCAATGCAGATGAACGCGCCAAGAGACGGTCTGACGGTTCTCATCCGAAACGAGACCCAGAAGCTGACAGCGAACTTCGTGAATACATGCGGGACGACAATGGTGGCGATCGGTGTGCTGACGCCGACGATCAATGCGATCGTGACGGATCCGAGAACGCTTAGCCCGCTAGCCGTCTTGGGATTTTCTGCATTCGGCGTTATATTGCATTTGTGGGCACGAACATTTCTCGCGGACCTTGAGGAAGCACCATGA